GCTCCTGAATTGTTCCGGTTGTCGGAATCGCTTGCACCTCCTCCAAACAACGCGCCCCCGGCGATCGTCCCGGAGTTGCTTGCTGAATTCAAAAAAACTGTTTTTAATGTGGTTCCGTGTGCTGCAGCCGTAGCTGTCAATGAAGACCCAGATTTTAGCTGGCCTTCGTGGAAATACGCCGTTTTGACTGTGCGGGATGAGCCGGTGTTAAGCGTAGAGTAAACGTGAATGATTGCGCCAGATGTTGGCAGAATTGTGGCACGGCGAATCAGTCGCGTCGTGGCGTTGGTGCTGTTAACGGTTCCCGGAGAATGGCTGCTGGCGCTGTACCAGTTGCACAGGTTTTCCCAGTTCTCTCGTTCGGCAACGCTAGCGCCGCCGCCTGCCTTACTGGTTCCGGCGCTCCCATAAAAAAACCACGTTTCCCCGCTCTCGTCTCCAGGGTTGGCCTGGAATGTCCACGTCACGCTAGGCCATGATCCAGAAGGCACCCACGTACCCTCGTCTTTCGGGTGCGTGGATGACTTATTTCCGCCGCACTGGCTGCCGCAGCACGGCGAGCATGATGCACCAAGCATCACCATATCAGCACTGTGCGGCGATGAGATACCACGCCGTCCCGTCTTTGCCTATTGCGCAGTTGCGCGAGCCAGACGCCGCCGTAATGGCCGCGAACAGATTCACTGCCGCCACGGTATTCGGCGTGGCCGTCTGATTGCGGAACGTCACCGTTTTCGTGTCGTTGATCGACCACGCGCCGGTGAAGGTGCAGACGCGGAATAGCTTGGGATTGCCCGCCACGCCACGGTTGCCAAACGTCAACGGCCCAGCGTCCCGGTCGCCGCCCTCGACGGCTCGCACCACCTTTGCGATCCGCTCAGCGGCTGGCTTCGTGAACGTGACGCGCTCTGTGCGGGCAGGCTTGCCGTCTGGCTTCTGGGCCATGGTCAGTCCTCGAGCACGGTGAGCACCAGGCGGGAGCCACCCACGGCAGCCTTCGCGGCGTAGTTGCCAGCCGCAAGCCGCAGGATCGCAGCCTCACCAGCACGCAGGCTGACAGTCTCGTGCAGGTTCGTGCCGTCGAACCTGCCGAACGACACGGCGTGCGTGGTCTCCGTGGCGAGCGAACGGGCGAAGCACAGGCCGAGCGAGCCCATCGTGGCCGTGCTGATCTGCGTGACGGCCGTGCCGAGGTTCAGCGTGACGGCCAGGATGCCAGCCGTGGCAATGTCGGCCGTGATGCCAGACGCGGCGAACTGCTGCGAGAGAGCGCCTTTCTGCACCTGGGCATTGATCGTGTAGTTGATGTCGGGCATGGGGCTGGCTCCTTAGAACGGCGGGGTGCCGAATAGCGGTGTGAAAGCGACTTCTGGGTGTACGCGGCGGTTCAGGATTGTTGGCGCACCCGAGCCGGTGAAGTCCGTATTGAACCGGATACTGCCGTCATCGTTCAGCGCCATCACGTTAGCGGATGCAACCTTTTCGTCTTCTTCACTAAACACATAGCACCGCTTCTTTTTTGCGCTGCCACCTGATCCGCTGATGTAGTTCCAGCCGACGTTCGGCAGCAGAAGATTCCAGCCGCTCTGTCGATACGCAAGCTCGACGGTGACGCTCCAGTATTTGATCTCCACGCCGCTGACCACTTCGACTTGCTGCTGCCCAGAGATACCTTGGCACTTCCACTGATGCACTGCCGCCCCCATGAACCCGTCAGAGTTCACGCAGTTCGTCACTTGTGCTGCGACGGCCACAGGGAACACAGACCGGTTTCCGCTGATGCTGCACCGCAGCTCGGCCTCTTCGGTCATCGCAGACTCAAAGAAATCTCCGGCCGTGTTAATGAGCGCCTTGCGGTTCGCGTTGCCACTGCCTTGGTAGTAGACGAGGGCCGGAACCGCAGCGCCGCCAGTGCTGAAACTCCACACATCTGGTCGTGCAATCGGGTTGGGCTGGCTGTCTTGGCTGCCAACCTGCGGCACCTCGTAGCGGTACGTGATCTCGGCATGCTGCCGGTCTGTTTCCGTAACGCTGCCTTCAGTGCAGAGCAGGTACGAAAACTCTGGGTGCATGGAGCCGTGGAAGATGCCCACGGTGTTGAGCAGCGTCTGATGCGCTTCCGGCGCGTCCGTGGTTACGACGAACTTGCGTTCGGCCGTGGGGCTCTCGCCAAACTTGTGCGAGAACGTGCGGGGGAGAACTTCGCGGTGGGCGATGATTGCCATGGTTACGCTCCGAGGATCTCCACGGGGCTCGCACCAGTGGCAGCGATGGCTCGCCGGATCTCCTCGAGCTTGGATAGCTGCTGGGTACGCTGCTCGATTGCCGGATCGGCCCGGCCTGTGGCGAGCCGCAGAAACTCAGACGCGCCGCCTTGCGTCCGAACGTCGCTGGCCTGTAATGCCTGAGTGGAAGGCCGAGCCAGTTCTGCGGCAATCTCTTTGCGGATCGTGATGCCTTCCGCCGCAAGGTTCTGCAGCGCCGTGCGGGCTTCGCCGCCGTCAATAAGCCCACGGTCGAAGGCTTCCCGAACCTTCTTGAATTGGTCGGTCACAGTCTGAACAGGCTTCAGTAAGCCTTGGTCGAGGCCGAGAGCCGAGAGCTCGCGCTGGCGGGCCTGCTCTTTGGCTGCCTCTGTGGCGGCGGCGGCGGTCTGTTGGGTGAGTGCCAGCCGCTGCTGTGCCTGAGCGATGGCAAAAGCGTCCCCAGACTTGCGAGCGTCGGCCAGTGTTTGCTCTGCGTCGGCAATCGTGCGGGTGATCGCCAGAAGGTCTTCCGACAGCGTCAGCCTTGATCGCTCAGACTCTGGCACGCCAGACTGCACAAGCCCCTGGACGCGCTTGCCAGCCTCTTCGCTGGCCTTGCGGGCGGCATCGGCAACGGCATCTGTGGCTTTCTTCTCTTCCGCCCTGGCCTTTGTGATGTTCTCAATCACTGCCAGCAGTTGTCGTGCGGAGTCGGCGATAAACTGCTGGCCGATGCCAGCGTCCACGGCCGCAGCGTTCATGTTCTCAATGTCTGTCGTGAGCGTGTCGAAAGCGTCGGCCACTTCCTTCGGCACGGCCGCCAGACTGCCAGCCTCTTGGGCAAACTTCTTAAAGGCAGAAGTGGCCTCATCCACTGTGCCCTGAATCAGCGTGGCGTCGGTGATTTCGGCGGGCAGCTTGAATGCCAGCTCGGCCTGAGCCCCGAACTCTTTCGCCGCCCCTGTGGCTGCGTCAATCTGCGTCTTCGTCTCAGCGATAGCCTGCGTAATTCTGTCGGCCGCAGCAGTGCTTGTGTCACTGGCATCGCCTGCGGCAGTCGCCATGTTGATGTACGTGCCTGCCACTGCCCCGAGCACAACGACCAGCAGGCCGACGCCAGTGCGTGAAAGCAGCGTAGTCACTGCGGCAGTCAGCGCTGCCGTTGCGGCCGTGGCAGACACGCACGACAGGCTGTACCCAGCAAACGCACCAGCGGCGGCAAGAGCACCAACAGCAGCGCCTTGAATGTTCTTGCCGATTACTGACAGCGTGTCAGCAATGACCGGCAGGACGGCGGCAGCGAGCGGAGCAGATGACTTGTAGATTATGAGAAAGGTTTCACCCAGAGCACGCCCCGCGTCGGCCAGGCTTGCGATGGCACCCTCGGCTGCCTTGGCCACTTCCTGAACGTCAATGGCTGCGATGAACTCAGCGGCAGACCGCGACGCCTCAACCAGGGCAGGGGCCAGCTCAGCCGTGACTCGCTGCTTGAACGCCTGCACCGTCGCGCCCAAGGCACTGAATGAGTCATCGAGCTGCGCGAGGTTGGCCACCTGCGTCTGCCCGAGCACCAGGCCCAGCCCCTCGGCCTGCTTTCGCATCTCTGACAGGAAGCCCGCCCCCTCCTGGAACACAGGCACGAGCTCGGCACCGCTCTTGCCGAACAGCCCAACGGCAGCCGCCGCCTGCTGTGCCGGGTTCGGCAGCTGCGAGATTGCCGCCGCCACCTTCTCAAATGCCTGCTCTGGCGAAAGCTGGGCCAGATCACGAACCGACAGCCCGAGGTCCGCGAAAGACTTGATCGCAGACTTGTTTCCCGTCTGGGCTTCGCCGAGATTGATGCCAAGCCTCTGGATGCCCTTGCCGAACGTCTCGACGCTGACGCCAGACTGCTCAGCTGCGAACTGATACGCCTGGAGCGTCTGGGCCGACACGCCCGTACGCTTGCTGAGATCGTCCACGCTGGCCACAGCAGACGCGGCCCCAGCCACGAACGACGTGAACGAGCCGGCCACCGACTGGATCGCAGAGATGAAGACACGCGACAGCTCGATGGTCTTCAGCGTCGAGACATCTTGCTGCGTCCTCTTGGCGGCATAGCCGAGCTTCTGCAACTCCACGACGCCAGCGTTGATGCCCGCAGACATCTGCGTGGCATTCGCCGATAGTTGAAAGCCTAGTCCTACGGTTGCCATCTCAGCCTTCCAAGTCTCGCTTCATCTGCTCGAGCACTTCGCGTATCTGGTTCGGATGCTTTGGTGCCTTGTCTTCGATCGGGATGAAGTCGCTCGCCGATGGCACCTTGCCGCGTGGGCAGTACGGTGCAAGCATCGCGCTCGCCAGCATCCCGGTTTGCGTCCAACTGTCGGCCAACGGAGAAAACCACCTGGAGAACGCCAGCCACCGAGAGAACTCCCGAGAATCCATCTGGTCGATTTCGGCGAGTGTCTTTCCCAAGTGGCCCGCCAGACGCATCTTGAACTGAAGCGTCGGACGGGCGTTCATTCCCCCGCTAGTCTCTTGATCTCCTCCTCTGTCAGGGCGTTGTGCTTCATCGCCGCCTGCCACAACTTGTGCATCTGGTCGCTGCTGCGGCGCTTCAAGGCTTCCACGCCTTCTTCGCCTGCATAGAGCAGGTTCCCCTTCTCGTCGCACAGCGTGCGGCTTAGGAGCTCAGAGCGGAAGTCGGGGATCGCTTTGCCGCCGGCTTCCACCAGCTTCAGCTCGTAGGAGTCGCGCTCGCCTACGCTCATCAACCGCAGGCAGCACTCGCCACCGAATGCTTGCACCTTGATGATCTTGGCGTCATCCGCTGCGTCGATCTGTTCTCGTGTCAGTGCCATGGTTTACCCGTCAAGGATCTTGAACGTGACGGTGTAACGGGTCACGCCGTTCACTTCGTTCGACACGCTCAGCGATTCCCATACTGCCTGCACCGTCAAGGATTGCCCGCCGCCCGAGATCACGAGCTGCTTGCGTAGGCCGTACTCGCCCGTGCTCGTGTTGGCACCCGCCAGCGTGGTAACGGAGACGCTGCCGGCGTCATCGGTCCACACGACGCTGCGGCCCTTGGGGGCACCGCCGCCATAGTTCCAGTCCAGGCCGACAATCTCAGAGAAGGCAGAGCCTCCCCAGGTGATGGCTACGCCTGTGCTGAACGATGCCACGGGAAAACCTCCCGTGCGTTAGCGAGCCACGCGGAAGGTGGCCGAGCCCCGGATCACGTCGTTCACGGCGAGCGTCACCGACGAGCTCGAGACGGTCGCAGCCTTCGACAGGCTGATGCCGCCAGTGATCGCCAGCGTGCCAGTGGCACCGTCGCTGATGACAGACGAGCCGATGTAGTCGATCTGCACCTCGCGGCCCGTGTCGTTCGCGGCACCCGTCAGCGGACGGTCAAGCGTGAGCACCGCAGAACCCGCCGACTGGCCCAGGTGGCTGATGTCGATGGTATCGGCAGCATTCACGTCGGTGAGCGTGTACGTGATGTTGGTGACGGTGAAGTTGGTGCCACCGAATGAAAACGTCGTGCCCGAGCCGGCATGCGGGGTGCTCATGTGCCTATGTCTCCTGCCACCAGATGTCGAAGGAAAGTTTCACGCTGTACACAGGCGGCATGTCCGCCCCGGCTAGCTGCACGAAATCGTCTTGTTCGTTTTCGAGCGAAGTCTGCTGTACCACCGTATTGTCGAAGGTTCCCCCGTACCCATCCAGAACGGAGCGGCAGCGGTCGGCCAGGTCGCGCGCCCCTTCGTAGGTCGTGGCGTACACGTCGAAATCAACGCTCACCTGCGGCACACCCATCGGCGCGCCAAGCGTCTGCATCCGGCGGATGCCCGTTCGGCGGTAGGTGATGAAGGGCAGCGGCGCGGCCTGCGGGGCAAGCAGCGGATAGACGCGGTTTGACACCACGGACGATACGGCCGTCGTGGTCACGAGTGCATTACGGAGAACGGCTTCGGGGCTTTTCATTTGTCGCCTGCCTTGTTCCTGCGTTCATAGGCCCGCAATGCCGCCGAGAGAGACTTACGCATCTCGACATCCAGAATGCTTTTCATCGCACCGCGTGACTGGTTGAAGGCCCGCTCGAGCGGACGCAGCGCTGGCATCGGGGCGACAGAGCCCGTGGCAATGAAGTCGATCGGATACTTGCCCTGCCACGAGCCCTTGCCTCGGCGGGTGTTCCACGAGGACAGAACCTGCCGTGGGTTGTTGTTGGGCTGCTCTTTGCGGCGCTCGCGCTGCGTGATAATCCGCCCGTCGAGGATCACGCGGCGACGCTTCACCACTCGGCTCTTGCCGGGAGTGCGGCGGCCCTTCGTTCCAAACTCCACCAGGTGCGAGTGATAGGCCCGGTTCGGCCCCTTCATCACAGAGCCGCCGAATGCCGTCTCTGCCGTCCGTTGAGCGCCGCCACCAACTGGGCGGCGGAAGCCGATCACAATGACCGACACGGGCACCTTGAACTTGTTGTTGGTGTAGCTCTTGCCACGCTCTGTGATGCTTGCAAGCAGGTTGCCGCTGACCTGGCCGATGGCTCGCACGTTGGCTTCCAGGGCAGCCTTGCCTGGCTGGGCCGCCTTCTTCAGTGCCCTGCGCTGGTATCTGTTGGAGATGTCGGCCGGCAGCTTCTTCAGTTCGGCCACCACGTCATCAAGCGGCGCGAGCGAATACAACGCCTTCGCTGCCTTACCACGGCCCACGGCCAGCTTGATAAGTGGCTCGCCTGCGACGATCGCCATTAGGGCACCTGCTCTTGGCAAATGGCCTCGTGCTCTGAGCGGTTGCCGTGCTCGAGCAGGCTGACGATCTCAAGCGTGCGGGATCGCCACGAAAACCGCATGTTTTGGGTGAGGCCAGGCAGGTAGCGAAGCCGCACGCGGTGGCTGACGGTCGTTTCCTGCTGCCCGGCCGTCAGGGCTTCTCGTGCGCTCACGCCTTCGACGCTCGCCCACACGGCAGACGAGTCGCCCCACGTCAGCACCGTCTCGCCGAGGGCATTGGTCGTGCCGCTGGCGATCTGCACCGTGACACGCTCGCGGAGTTTGCCGGGGTCGATCATCGGTAGGAGCCCCACTTCTGCGAGTCCAGAAGCGACTTTACGCCGAAGGGGATCTCGTTGCCGCTCATGGAGTCGGCCGCCATCCGGCGCTCGTACCACATGCCCACCAGCATCAGCATGGCGTGGCGGATCGCAGCCGGCACACTCGTGCCGCTGGCCCCGTAGCCGCCCCACCAGGTCACGCTGATGGCGTTGTCATCTTGCAGGTGCGGCGGCCAGGTCTGCCCGTACAAGGTCTTCACGGTGCCCGGCACGCCGTCGCGGTCCACGCGGTAGCTGGCCGTCGAGTAGGTGGACGTGGTGCCGTTCTCAAAGGTGAACGTGAGGGCTACCGCCGTGGTCGTGCCGGCCGTCGCCATAGGCGGGCGTGGCAGCTCGATGTCGTGCGTGCCGTCTGGTGGGAACTTGTCGAACCGCATGACCCACTGGGTATGCACCAGCGTGCGGTCCAGGTACTGCTCGACCCACTCGCGCGCTGAAGTTACCAAGGCTTGGACGTAGGCATCGTCGGTGGCCGTATCGACCCGCAAGTGGGCCTTGGCCTCCGAGAGCGTCACAGGCTCAACGGCTGGGGCGGTCGCTCTGGTCAGGCTTCGATATTGCACGGCGGCGTTTCCTCGGGGTGGCGTCGGCCGTTTCGGCTTCGTGCTCGACGGCTGCCGTTTCGATCAGTTGGCCCTGCGTGTCCTCGACAGCCACGCGCTGGGCGAGCAGCTGCGTGGCCAAGCCGCCGGATATCTCCACGGTCTGCCCCTTGCGGTAGGACCGCCACGCGCGGGTGAATGTGATTTTCGTCATTGAGGCACACTCCATGCAGTCTCGGGGCGTTTGCTCGTGTTCGTGAAATCGGTCGTCCATTGGAAAACAGGCTTGCCGAGATCCCGGCCCGGCCACGTCACCACGTACTCGCCATGCCCAAGAACCACGCGGGGCGTGACGAACACACGGTTCCCGCTCTCGCGCCAGTTGCGCCAGAAGTAGATGTCGGGATCGACCCGGCCTTCGTTCCACGAACCGTCTGGGCCTGGCTTGCTCCAGAACCATGGACGCTTCGCACGCTTTAGGGCGGCCGTGGAAATCACCGTGAGCCCAAAGTGGCTTGTGTCCACTTCCTGCACAGGCTCGGCGAACCACGACGCAGGCAGGCTTGTGGTGCCGCCCTCGGGCGGATTGTCCAGCGTGCCCTTCAGCGTGAGCATCGGGCGGCCGTCTTCCCGCTTCGTCTGCAGCCCAGTGATGGCGTCACACTGGAACGTCATCGCCAGGGCGAAAAGATGCTCCACGTCTTCCCGCGTAAAAAATGTGTCGTAATCAATGCAAAGGCAGTACTCGCATTTGTCGATGAATTGTTCCATCACCCGCGTGTTCACCTGGTCCCAGAACGCACCAGTGCCCATCGTGGGGCGAATGCCGAGCGGCATGAGTGCCTGAGCCCAGGCGAAATG